ATAGGTGTTCCTTGGCTCATATCAAATCCAGCATAACCAAAACCAGCTTTTGCTGACCCTTGAACATCTCTTTCAAATGCTATTGCTGTTCTTTCTTGTTCAACAAGATAATTTGAATTTATAATTCCTCTTTGTCGTTCAAGTAAATCAATGTCACGTTCAATAATTTTTGCGTTAAATTCACCAGCACGTAGCGCAGCAGCGGCTGCCCTGTCACCTGCTTTTTTACTTTGAATACCGCCTACAACTTGCATTCCAGTTGATATAAGAGCTAAAGGATTACACATAATTTAAACTCACTTATCAAATGTATTCATGCGCGGATAGAACGCAAGAACAGTTAATGGCAACGGCTGCGATTGTTTAACAAATATACGATCATCGTCATCAAAGCCACCAGGGAACTCTATTTCTTTATCACCAGTAAACATAGGAACAGCAGTGTCCATATCCATAGAGCTATCTCTAAAAAATATTCTATCTACTTCACCACTATCGTTACCTACTTCTGCACCTACTGTTTCAAAAAATCTAAGTGTTATACCATGCACACGTTTAGGTTTACCTTGGCTAGTACCGTCTACAGAGCCAGATTCAATCCTTAATGTTTGCATACTACTATCATAACCATAACCAACAGCTGCTGTTGTTGATGAAAAATCTAAACTTATAGCGCCACCACTAACTGTTTTATTAGGATGCGATGCACCGTTACCTAACACTTGCAATGTTTCACCTTCTAAATGATATAACGCAGACAAACTATTTGCTGCACCGCCACTGTAAGACAATCCACTATCTACAAAAAATGCACCTGTTGTACTATTACCAAAATCAAATACTTTTAATTTTTCAACATATCTTTTTGTAACACTATTAATTGTTCGCTTAACAATCATATACAATTCATCTTCACCGGTGTCTGTGGGTAAAGTAGCAATACTTTCTACAACAGCTTGCCCACTACCAAAAGAACCACCAATAACATGCTTATGCCAGGCAACTACTTCTTCTTCACGGCGATACGTTAAACCTAAAAGCGTACCGTCAGCCCTAATACACCATACAACACTGTCGGGCTCTTGTTGGAAAGCCATTTGTACTAAGCCACCTTCTGTTACATGTTCTGCTAGAATAGTCATGTCAGGCGCTGAATAACCGCCGGTGTTTACATCACCAACAAATTTAAACTCTCGTATTTTTCTTTTGCCTCGCTGGGCAAACAAAGTAACGTCAGCAACCTGTACAGGCTCTATTTGCGCCGTTCCGTAATTAGAATATTTACGAATAAGTGTTGTTGTAGGTGTAACCGGTCCATCATTTGTTGATGTTAATACATATTCACCACCAGACGTTCCAACGGTTAAAACTCTTGTAGCTGATAAAAAACGTATAGCGTTAACTTGGTTAGAAGCAATAGTATAGATAAGAGCATCGTTATCACCAGTGCCTACTGTAAAATTATCGTAATCACCATTTTTGCTAAAGAATAATGTTTGTGGGTTATTGTTTGTGTTGCCAAAAACTAATCTTTGTTCAAAAAACGAAACAACACTTGGTCTATTGTTAGCGCCACTAAGACTTGGAGTTGGAGATCCTGTTATAGAAAATGTTGCAAATGTCCAGTTATTATGATCGCTTCTTGTTAATGTTCTTATGTCATGTGACGGATGAACTATAAACATAGTATCTGCTGATTGAGCAAATCTTAAATCAAACAAGTCAGCTTCTGGATAAGGAGTAGCGACTTCAAATAGCTCTGTTGCTGTGCCACCAGATGTATAAGTTGTAAAATTAGTTGTGTTTACAGCAACACCAAACAAATCTGTAAGAGTAAAAGTATTAGTTGTGACATTAGCAACTTTATAGTTTCGAGTGTTTAGTTCTGTCATGCCACCAACACTATCAATAAAAATTTCATCGCCATTGCTAAAACCATGACTATTACTTGTTAAAACACCTGGGTTAGCTTTAGTAATAGCTGTTATTGTCTTCGCTGAACTTGCCAACACTTGTAAATCATTGCGAAACACACGCATGATCTGATTGCCGAACTCTAGAATATATGTATCTGACGTTTTAAATTGAAACGGTATTAATCTTGTTTTTACAGAACTACTTTTAATTTCACCAAGATATTCTGTGCCTGGTCTACGTGTAACACCGCCATGAGGCATAACAATCATATTGGTTAGGTCTGACAATCCTTCACGATACTTTTCAATATTTGTTCGCCCTTCTAATTTAGGACTGATTTCACCTGCTGTAAAAGAACTAAACGCCGGTGCAGAACGTGCCATTATAACCTGCTTTCAATAAAGTCACTAGCCTCTAGGCGTTGCGTTGCGCCCTCTGTTGCATCGTTAAATCGTGCTTCATTAATTTTAGCTTCATACAAAGATGTTTGTATTTGCACCATGCTTGTTGATCCAGTAATTGCGTAACAAATCTCAGCAGATAATCTAGCTGCTAGTGCTTCTATCAAACTTGCATCGTAAAGTTGTGTGTCAGTAACTCGTCCAATATATTTTATTTGTGCGCTACCTTCATCGGTTAGCAACTTACGGCCTTCTATAACAAATACCGGACCACCAGTATTACTTGTTATGTTATCTTGTGGGTACGAAAGAGATCCATTGCTAAATTCTAACACACGTAAACAAAAAGGATCTGTTGGAAGAGAATATTGAAATGCATAACCAAAAGCTGGCGTGGTTGTTTCTTGAGCTAAACTAGCTCTATTTGTTAAACAATTCCAGGGATGCGCTCTAAAAACTGTATCTCTAACAGATTCGTATCTTTGATTGACAACTCGCGCTGCTTTACTGTTTTCATCTAATGAAGAAATATTAGAAGCGCCTAAATTGTTAAGCGCAAAGTTTGCAATATCAACTGTACTTGCCATGTTTACCTATCCTGTAAAAGAAGGGGCGGCGAACCGCCCCAACTTAATTAGTCAACTACATACTTCATAGTAACTTCGATAGTGCCTGTACCGGCAGCACCACCCATAGTTGCAGTGATAGTGACACCATCCTCATTAGCATCTAACTCTGAGCCTGAGCCTAGAGCTAGTGTTGCAAGGATGTCTACCTTCTGAGCAGACGTTGATGCAGCAGCAGCTTTGTACGCAGCAGCAGCAGCAGAAACTGCTGTACCTGCTGAGTTTACATAAGCAGCGTGACCAACTGACAAGGTTGTTGATGAACCCATAGCATCATGTGCTAGTGACCCTTCAAGCAATCTTGCGCCATTAGGTAGAATAAACATTTCAATAACATCACCTGATGCTAATGAAGATGCTTCGAATGTGCCATGAGCCACACGGATTCTACCGCCAAGCTCATTTGCTTTGTTTTTCACGGACGGAATAGCTCGTGAGTTAGTGCGTTGTGCTGAAAAAACAGTTGCCATTAGTCAATCTCCTTATTCGTTACACGCAATTTCTACTACTTTAGCTTCTTCCATACGAGTTGCCCCGATGGTTTGGCAGTAATAGACTTGCGTTGAGTATGACTTGTCAGCACGTTCATCAATACGTGCGGCTGGCTCTTTGCCAACAGCAAGCTTCAGACCGTCTTGAGCAAACGCGATAACTTGGCGGCTTGTGCCGTCATCGGTCAAACGATTACTTACGATGAAGTTAAATCCAACAAACGAATTAATTTCACCTTGAGCCAAAGCCTTTACGGTGTTGAAATCCGCTGAAGTCACGGTTGTATTGTTCAACAAATCAGAAATCTGTTTTGGTGAAACAACGATGTGCCGTTGGATAGATGGATCAACACTTGCTGCATCTAGTAGCTCTTTAGCAGATACTAGTTTAGCAATAGTTAAGCCAGCAGAACCATGAGCAATTTTTTGTCCAGCAGGTAACGCTGTTGTTGTTGAACCATCTTTACCTGTTTGCGATGAACCTAAAGCAGCAGTGATGATAACATCATCCATTGCACGGCCCATAGCAGCAGCGGCTGCACGGCTATAAGTAGATGTCGGATCTACAAGCAAACGTACTTTATCGCTATCATCGATCAAGTCAGCGTACTCATAGTCTGCCATTGTCACCATTCGCCTGGTATGTGGGGTTTCAACTAAAGGCGTATCCTGATGCCTACTTGTGCGTAGAACAGCAGCAGCTTGTCCTACTTGGTCAAAGAAAGCTTTCTCACCATTAACGCTTTCTGTATCTACTGCATTACGCAGCAAAGAACCCATCTGCTGCGATAGCATTTGGACATTAGCGCTAAACTGGTTGACAAAAGCTGTAGTAATTTGGGTAGACATGTTGTCTCTCCTACTTTTGTTTCAGTTAAAGATTTATGCGCTTGGTTGTCTCTTGCGAGGCCGTGCTGCTACTTAGGGTAGCTACTCCGCTTGATTACAAGCTTGCTAGTGGGCCTTACGGTTATCCACTATAAGAACTCACGAAGTCGTAACGCTGTTTGCACGTACTCATCGTGTTGTGGGTGCATCCTATCACCATATGGGCCATCAAGTCTAGTGATGTCAGCAAGTTGTCTGTTTGCTTCCTCTGGTGTCATAATCATTTCCGTAGGTGTACCCTCAATATTATCCTCTCCAATTTGCGTAGCTAAATTAGAAAACATCCGTATTATATCTGGATGATCGCCTAACATGCGCCCATCTGCAAGAATTATTTCATCAAACATTTCTGTGCCGCCTAATAACTGATTTGCGGCTAATTGTGCAACCTCTAAACGCTGTTCAAAAGCTTGACCGTATTCTTGTCTCAATTCTTGTTCAGCAGCATACTGCGCTTCTTCTGTGCCTTGCGTAAAATTATCATTCATACTGGTAACAGCAGACTTAACAAACTCCATCATTGTGTTTGCTTGTTGTCCGTTAAGACCAGCATTTAATGCATGTTCTCTAAAAGAATTTACATATGAATCATCTAGAGGTATATCTTTACTAAGTTCATATTGGCTAGCTTCTGTTGGAGCCCCAAGTCTTGTATATACTTCTCGCCAATCTTCAGCAGTTGCCGAACTCCCAGGTATAGCAACTTTGTCTGCGCCTATCATACGTTGAGCACTAACATAACTTTTAGCTAATGTGCCTGGATCTGTAAAAGTTCTAAGGCTTGGCTCGTTGCGAATTTCTTCTGGTAGACTTTCTAAAAAACTAACCGGTGCTGCATCTGCCACTGCACCTTCTTGAGATCCTGTATCTTGGATTGCCTCTTCGCTCATTGCGGTTCCTTCCCTTCAGTCAGCATTCGGACAATAAGCAATACTGCTGCTCGCTGACCTTCATTAAATGATGTTACGTGTGGATTGTCCGAAAATGTAGTTGCCTCATAACCAAACCTTGATTTTAGATCTTGTAATACTTTTTGACCGTCATCAGTGTTAAACGTACGGCGATAAGATAGTTTTAACTCTTCTAATTGCTTCACTGCTCTAGACCACCTACTGCCTTAACTAATGGCGCAACTTGATTAGCTTGTTCTGCTTGCATCATTTGTTGTTGCATTGCAGCTTGTTCTTCAGCAGCCCTAGCTTGCTCTCTTCGCATCTGTGCAACTTCTTCATCACTTCTTATAACACGCGCAGGTAGACCTGTTACATCGACTAAATATTGCACCAGCTTGTCACTATCAAGATAATCCATAACAGGCGCTATTTCTGCTACCTGCATCATAATTTCAAAACCCCTAAGCACAGATTGCAAGTCTGTTAGTTTCTGCGCTTTTGCTAACGGAGACACATACTCAATATCAATGTCTTGACCTTGTAGTTGCTCCGGAGCGACAGGGAGGAGGCCGTTCCGGAGCAGCAACGCAAAAGACCGCGAAATCAAAGGCTGCAACAGTTCCGATTGCAACCTGCCTAAGACAGGTCCGAGAAGCCTCATTTTTTCTTCATTGCGCTGCAACACCTCAGTCGCAGTCATGGCTGGGCCTTGTGACATTAGCAACTGATCAACATAAAATGCCTGGCGTATTGCATTACGCCTTTGCTCTTCCATGTTTAAACCTAGCGGATTGTTAGCGCCGATCTGCAACGGCTCTAGCCTGTCTCTTGTGCCTGTACGAAAAAAGTTTAGTGCGCCAGGCGTTGTTCTTACCGGTAATACAAAACCATCATCCGGAACCATAAGCGGTGGATCTATTTGTTTTTGCGCTGCGCGTATTGTTGTTTCAGACATTTTGTTAAGCATTTTAACATCTGGCAGCGCATTCATCGCCGGTGAACGTCCGTAAGTGCTTACACTGTCTTTTACAAAACGTGGAACCATAAATGGAAAATCGTCAAAACCACTTTCTGATAACATATGCTTTGAGTCACCATGATAATAAACAGACGCTATTGGTTTACCTTTAGATAATTTTGTTTTTGTTTCTCCTCTAGGATACACAACGTGTACTATCTCATGTTCTTTGTGCGGATCGTTTTTTAGATCTTTTGACATTTGTTGAGGTAATTTATCTTCACCAAATCTTTGAGCAGCAGCGCGAACAGTCATTTTAAATTTTCTGTATACAGTATCAACCAAACCATTTGCATTTTCAGCAACAGTGATTTCTGCTATGTGTCGCGCAGAAAACCTAATGCCATCTTTGTCACCTTCTACCATCAAAGCAGCTGTACCAAAAACAACAAGGTCATAATACAACTCATGTATTTCTTGTTGAAAATTTGACCGATTAAAAGCTTTATACATTTGATCCATGCAAAGCTCTAACCACTCATTAGCCATATCATTATTTTGTAATGCTGGATCGCGGTATCGCATCGAGAACCAAGGGGAGCTAGGAGAAGTAAGCATACCATGCAAAGAGGACGAAAGTAATTCTACAGCGTGTACTGCTGTACCGTCAAAAATTAGCTCAGTTCTTTTATCCCCTTGGGTTCTCTTCTTTGTGATGTCAGCTTTTCGCGGTAACATAAAATCCGCAAGCTCTTGCCAATGCTTTTCCCAATTAGATCTTTGCGTTTGTAACGTCTTAAACCTACGGTCTAACTGTGCAATAAGCGGATTTATTTGTACCATTACATCATTCCAATACTATTCATTAAAGAAGGCTTTTTCTTTTTTTTATCTTTACCCATAGCCAAACCGCCATGTGTACGCCCAGCCATTTTTTGATTAAGTCTTTCTAAAGGATCTACAGTCATATCTGCGCGGCGCTTGGCTGGCTGCGATGACCGAGCCCCCATTTCACCAGCAATATTTTTTCTGCTGTACATCATGCAATCATTTGACCCATCAACGATCTACGTTTACGTGTAGGTGCTTGCGCTAGTAAACCTTGCGCTGAAGTTTGTACTGTACTGCGCCTACCTTTTGTAGCAGCACCAGCAGCCTTTTCTTCTGCTTCTCCACCAGCTTCCGCTATCATTTCAGCAGCTTCAGCTTCTCCGCTAGCAGCAGTACCAACACCAGTTTCTACTTCTTTAACAGGTGCTTGTACTTCAGCAGTTGTCATAGCAGGTGCTTCTGGCACTTCTGGCGCTTCAGCTACAGCCGGTATTTCTGGTGTTGGCTCAGGCGCTGGAGCCGGACTATCATCAGAAGCTGGTCTGCCAAAAATATCTTTTCCAAGATTTTTCATAGCTTCTTTAGATCTGCTTTGACGATCTGGTAAATCACGAAAGTAAGCTACGTTTTTAGGTTTCATACCTAAATCCATTTGCAAATCGTCTAACGCTGAATTTCTTGGAGCCATTTCTTCAGAAATAGGAACACCTACTCTACCAGAGCCAACCTTACCAGTATTAGGATCTCTAGCACTAGCTGCAACACCAGCTTGACCGCCACTACAAAAACCACCCATTATATTAAATCCTTCTGCATAGAAAGTCCTACCGGACTATAACCCAGGCGCTGCAATAGTAACGCGCCCCTTTCACTATTTATGCCAGATGTTGCACCAGTGCAAATGTTTGCTGCACCAACACCTCGCGCCCATTCCTCAAACATCTTCATCAGCCGCACCCCTATCATGCCGCCTCTATACTCAGGTATAACATACCAGATATAATCACCGGCGACTAGTGTTTTTGAATATGGGTAATAATAGGCCATGCCAACAAGACATCCAACTAATAAATCATTATCCCAGGCAGTGAATATATCACTGTCATCCATATCAATACGTTCTTCTATCCATTGTTGCATTTTGTCAAAATCAAATTTTGCAAATCGCTGCCAACTTTCCGCATGAAACATTGCACAAACTTCTGTTACCTCAGCAGCGTCAATATACCTGGCTACCTTATACCTAAGCTGCAAAGGGGTCATAATCTGACATCGCTTGCATTTGCGGCGCTTTCATCATAGGCCCACTTTCTCTGAGCCCTACAGCAAAATATCTAAATGCATCAGCTGCATGAGATGACCAATCATGCACCGGATTAGCTCTAAAAGATCTTGTCCTATCATTATAAGATCTATGATATTGACGCAAACACTCTAAACCCTGCTTGCACTTTTCACGATCAAACCACAACCTAGGTATCAACATCTGCGCTGCATGTATCCCATCCTCTATAGGAAGCTTTGGAACCACCCTAAAATTTAATCCTAGATCCCAGGCAACTTCCCTTCGGCTCTTACCACTACCCAACTCACGCACCTCTATATCGTGCGGCGCGTTATGCGTACCATATAAATAATTTTTCTGATTTAAAATTTGACAGTAATGCGGCAACCCTTGATTTCTATTCTCATAATAATCTATTACATGCACAGCCCTGCCAACCGTCTGCGTATACCAAATCGATGTCGAGTCACCAATCCCAAGATCCCACCAGGTGTCTACCTTGTGCGCTGGATCATAAGGTACATTAGATACCCTGCCACTTGTCGTAGCCTCTTCTAACTCCTTGCCATAAATAGCGCCTGGCACATTCGCATTCCAGCTACACTCAAACTCTTGCATATACTGATCATTGGTCATCATACCCCTGGCAGCGTCCAACTCTTCCTTATCCAACAACCCTGTCTCAGAAGCCTTATACACCGCACTCAACCAATCTTCATCAGATGACGCCTGTTCATAATAATCATAGAAAGCATTGTGACCTTTAGGCGTACCTACAAAAATACAAAACCCCTTACGATCAGATAACGCCGGCCTCAACACTTCCGGAAATACATTCTCAGGCATGTCAGCAACCTCGTCCATAACACAACCATCCAAATATATACCACGCAAACTATCAGGGTTTTCTGCACCAAGCAAAGAGATCCTACCACCAGTAGGTAAATCACACCTTAACTCTGTCTCGTGAAACTTTACATTCGGTATGCCACCAGCAAAATGTTTTATATAATCCCAAGCTACATTCTTAGCCTGACGATAAGTAGGGGCCATATAAGCATACCTGGGGTTAGTCTTACCAGAAACTAATGCATCCCTTAATAAATGATTAATAGCCCATACAGTCTTGCCAAACCTACGATGACATACAACAACACCCCACCGCTTTACCTGCATCTCATTATGCAAAGACATCTGTAACGGCCTGGGCTCATACGGTATCTCAATATGCGTCACTGCTTCGTAACCTCTTTTTGATCCTCGTAAATCAATATGCCATGCAACTCAAGGATAGCTTCGTACAAATCTAAAAGCAATACCGCACACTCTAACTGCTCAGATGCACTATCGCTACTTACAACGCCCCTACGTAGTTCTGTAAGGTGTCCAAGCATTGCATGCTGGTCAGGGGTTAAGTCAGAGTGGATCATACTACCTGTCTTGCATGTATTATACGTGTATACAGAGCGCCCCAAAAATGTCGGGGGGTGGGGGTATGGTATGCACAAAACGCATAGCAAATCCTAATACGCATAATAAACATTATGTTAACTATGCAATATTGTTTAATCATTACAACGACTTAGCATTTGTAGGAGCTATGCAGTTTTTGCAAACCACAAGATGTAGTGGTTGCCGTGCTGTCTGACTGTACATATTCAAACATATGAATGTATGAATTTCACGCGCGTAGATCGGACGCTCAGAATGTGTAGTATACACA